GTAATTCTCAAGGCAGTCATCTCCCATAGCATCAGAATCGCTCGAACCAACAATTTTGGCAAGCAAATTCCTTGCAGTACTATTGATATTACTAGTACCGTATTCTCCAGAATTCATGATTCCTTTTATTAGCAAAGCTAACAAGGTCCCATCACTCAGCTGGTAAATACAATTCGATAGTATTATCGTATGCTTAATCATTAAATCCTTCCAATAATCACTAGGATTATTGGTGAGGTAGATTTTAAACTTACATTCCATCTCTTTATACCATTCCTGGTATGACCAATCGAATCCACTAACATCAGAACTTCTATTCAAACTACCAATAACACGGCCATAAACAGATCGAGTTCCTTTCCTATCAAAGCTTATACCTGGTTTATTAGGTATTTGCTCCCAATTTAGGATCTCAAGATCATGCATATGCTTGCGCATGTACATTGTAATAAGTTTGTCAACAATTGAGACACTCATGATGAGTCTATTACGACCCTCCATAACTTTCTCACGTTTATGAGGTTCATCTTTTATAAAGACTCTGATTGGATCCACCAATCCTTTTTCAACTAGCTCCTTAGATGACATAGATTTAAGAGTTTCAGCATCAACTTGTAAAATCCTTCTTATTCTATCACAAGTGACATCAACAATTTGGTCGCCATATTTGTCAATAAGACCACCATTTGTTAAACTCAAACTTGCATACGGAACCCCAGGACTAGAGTCACGATTTACGTAACCAAGCAAGGCTCTGATTCTCTTTTCCATTTTATCGTCATCATGGACTTCCAACCAATCCGGAAGATCAAATCGCTTATAACGAGTCATAAGGGGAAAGACAGATTCATAATCTGGTGCATTTCTAAAAATAGCCTTTTCGGCCTGTAGCATAAAACTTCGTTTTTCTGCTTCTGGGCCTCGTTCGGGCCAACAAAATTTAGAACACTCTGGATCTAGAACACACATTTCCTTCCACATTTGATTTTCCACTCTTTTAGAAGTGGGATGAAAAGATGTACTACTACTTCCTACACATAAAACATTTTTGCACAAAATAACAGGACTATTAGAAAAATTGAGGTAGTTTCCTACTAAAGAGAAAACCCCACCCTCACAGGTGGGGATTCCTAGTTTAAAGGACTAACAAGGCTTTCCTTGACTGGCGCAGTAGGTTTCACCTTTGATTCACTGACCAGTGGTTTCGCTTTTTCCAGTTTTGGTTTAACAATCTTCTCCTTAAGTTCATTGACTTGTGGATTCACATTGTTAGCCTTCTTATTCCTTCTTCTTTTCTTCTTCTCCTGGGGTGAAGACACATTTACCTTCACACTAACAGATTTTTGAACCAAAGGTGGTTTGTTTACATTTGATTCAGAAACAACTTCTTTAAGGAATGCTTCTGGTTGAATCATCTGTTTCATGTCATTCAATTGTTTGTTCAAATATGAAAACGAGTGAGCTGGTGGTGTTCCAACTTTCTTTATTTCCACTAACATCTCATTGAAGACCTTTCCAAGGTCATCAAGAGTTTTAAGTACTTTAACATTAAAGTTGTCAGCCTCACTAAGAGGCTTACCCTCAGTTTTCTCAGTCTTCACAATTTTCTCCATCGCTGGAGATAACAATTTTAAACATCGTTCACAACGCCAAACACAAGTTGCGTTAACGTGCGCACAATATTTACATGTAACAGCTCCTTCTCTAACATGATCTAAGACAACTTTGTGTCCAATCATTTTTGATTCCAGAATTCTTCCTGACTTTGTTTTTGTTCCAATGTAATAAATCATATCAAGTTCATCCATGGCAGCGCCCCAATTCTTAACATTAGTAGCAGTACGTTTTTCTTCAGCTGTTTCGTAGTAGTATCCTAACCCTTGACCACCTTCGTTGTCAATGTCACCATACTTCCTATCCATCTCAGCCTCCCATTCTTCTTCTATTTGAAGAAGTCTTTCGTCCTGCTGCTCTTTCAGACTACCCTTATAGTCTATCACCCAATCTTCATCACTTATTCTTTCTTTGTAATCACTCTCTTTCCTATTAAAGAAAACAGGTGGATATACAGCTTGATTTCTACCACTGTATGCTTCCAAATGTATGCCAACAACTTCTTGTTTTGCATTTAACACTGGTGCTCCACTGGCTCCAACCAACGTTGAACAATAATGAGAAAATTTAAAGGGACCAACTGAGTTATCTAATTGTCCAGAACTGTAAGCTTTCTTACCATCCACTATTTGATATATAAAACAAACACTACGTCGAGACACTCTCGATGCCATTCTTGCTTTAGAAATCTTCAACACACTACAGACCACATTGGTTGTAGCAAGGATAACAAAATCCAAAGATTCAACTGGTGATCCAGCCATGACATGTGTCATAGCTAAATCAAGAGGAATCTTTTTATGTTCACTTACTAACTCTATAGATCCATGTTTGTTGTTTTCCAACACATGTGCTGCTGTTATAAAGCAAGGCTGTCCTTTGTATTCCGTTCTAAAAGCCCAACCTACATGCACTCCATTTGAATGGACTGCAACCTGAAACTTAGGAAAAGTGGTATCAGCTTTATAGAATTTGACTCCAGCCATAATTGCTTCTTTCGCGGGTATTTCTGCTCTCACAACTCGCGTAGAATGCATTTCCGTACTGGTTCCTTTTAGATAAATTTTTCGACCTCCATTTTCTATGTACATGCCTTTGCCATCCGACACAACTACTGATTCAACATCAGGGTTATAAATTATCTCATTTTCAGGATTAATATAA